TGATGTCGCGGCGCCTGATCGAGAAGGTGGAAAAGCCGTTCTTTGGCACCGCCGACAAGCACGGCGGCCAGATGACGCACGACGTATTCGCCTGCCGCCGCATTCAGGAGGCGGGCTTCACCGTGCTGGTGGATACCTCGATCGAGTGCGGCCACATCACCGCCGCGCCGGTCATCGACGGCGTCACGCGGGACGTGGCGCGCGCGGCGGTCGCGTGGCAGGACAAGGCGCGCGCGGCGCAGATCGTGAAGGCCGCGCATGCTTGAAGTGTCTCCTTTCCAGCCGATGAAGTTGCTGCGGCACGGCGATCGCATCGAGGCGATGCTGCGTCACGAAGTGGTCTATCCCGTCTCGGTCGAATTCGACTTGTCCAACACCTGCAATCACGGGTGTCCGTGGTGCAGCTTCAACGGCTTCCGGCAAGAGAACTGGGTGCAGTTTCCGATGGCGCGCGCGGTCGCGCTGATGCACGAGTTTGCGGCGGTGGGGGTCAAGTCGGTGACGTTCACGGGCGGCGGGGAACCGCTGACCCACAAGCATGCGCCGGTCATCTTCTACACCGCGAACGAACAGGGGTTGCAGTATGGCGTCGTCACGAATGGGCGCCTGCTCCTGGGCGATGCGCGCGAGATGATCGCGAAGCACGCTGTGTTCTGTCGGATCAGTCTGGACGCCGGTACGCCGCAAACGCATCAGCTCCTGCACGCGACCCCGAAACCCGAACTGGACGCGATCCTCGCGAACATCCGCAAAACGCGTGAGATGGCGGGCGATCGCCTGACGCTGGGCGCGTCCTTCTGTGTCTTCGACTGCAACGTCGATGAGATCGAGCGCGCGGCCGAACTGGTGCGCGACGCCGGCGGCAATTACCTCGAGGTGCGACCCGTCTTCGCGACGGAATGGCGCGGCGGCGGCTTCTCGCGGGCGCTCTCGGATGCCAACGTCGATCGCGCGCGTGCGGCGCTGGAGCGGGCCAAGGCGCTCGCGACGGATCACTTCCGGGTTATCGGCATGGTGTCGCGCTTCGATCAGCTGCAGGGCGCGGCGAAGCCGTTCAACGCCTGCCACATCGGCCCGCTGACCACGGTCATCAACGCCGACGGCTACATCTACCACTGCTGCCAGATGCGGGGCCTGCCGAACTTCCGCGCCGGCTCGGTCTTGCAGCACGCCTTCAAGGACGTGTGGTGGAACGACCAGCATCGCGCGATGGTCGATGCGATCGACGTGACGAAATGTGCCCCGTGTCGCTACGCGGGCTACAACACCCTCGTGGAACGCGCGTTCATGGAGGACGGGCTCCACTCGGCGTTCATTTAGGAGAGCTATGGCCAAGGACGAACAGAAACCACCGCCGACGCAAGAGATACCGGCCCCGACCGCGCCGGGCCTGACACGGGATGACCTGCTTGCGGTCGTACGGGAGCTGGTCGCCGGCAATCGCTTGGATGCGAGTGCCATCGCCGAAGTGGCCACGAAAGCCGGGGCCGATGTCTTCGAGAAGCTCTCGGGCCAGTGGTGGAACGTCGGCAGCTACCCGGGCATCTCGGTCTTCAACCCGCTCGGCGAGAAGAACGCGCCGCGGCCAGAGCTGGTCGGCAAAGTGTTCTGGCTCGGCTACCTCCTGCACAAGGACGAACTGACGAAGCCGGAGATCGATCTCGTCAACCAGCTGCAGCCGGGCCTCTATCACAACGGCAACTGGACGGTGATGAACCTGCGGCCGGGCGTGGCGAATACGCAGGAGCTGCTGGTGCTGTTCCCGTGCAAGGACCCGGACGTGCGCGCGAACCTGCCGCGCTCGATGACCGACATGCTGCGCGAGATGGTGGAAGGCGTGCCGGCGCTGATCTGATGCGCGTCATTCCGCTGCGGCCTGTCGAGGTGCCCTGGCAGTGTCGCCGCGAAGGCGACTGCTGCACGCAGCCGATCGGCGTGACGCTGACCGCGCAGGAGCGAGACGCGCTCATGGCGGCGCGGCCCGAAGTCGCCGCGGAGTTCGTCACGCAGGCGGATGGCTGGGTGTTCTTACGGGCACGGCCTTGCCCCTACTTCCGGCGCGATGCGGCTGGGAAGGGCTTGTGCACGGTCTACGCGGTGCGGCCGTACTCCTGTCGGCGCTTCCTCTGCGGCCGCGTGACGGGTGAGGCGTGGGAGCAGGACGCGCAGGGAGCTTGTTTGAATCTGGAGGATCGCCTGACGCGGTCGCGGCCGTTCCGTCGCTTCTACGCGGTGGTGCAGCGGCGGGCGCAACCCTGGGCACGGGCACACGGATGGCACGATGACGTTCGCTGAACTCGCCGACGACGCGCTCGACGCGCTGGGCTACTCGCTGACGAGTGGCACGCAGAGCGAAGCGCGTACGCGCATCAAGCGCGGCATCAACACGTGGCACCGGCGGCTCCTGACACAGCCCGGATTCGCGCGGCTGCTCCGTGACTTCGAGGAGACGTTGACGACGACCACGGGCCAGGCGGTCTACGGCTTCGCGGAGCCGATGGGCCGCTTGAACGGCGTCTACGACATCACCAATCGCTGGTCGTTGCGGCTGCGCGACCTGTCATGGCTGCGCTATCAGTCGTCGGCGATGAACACCAGCGGCACGCCGAGCGCCTACATCCCGAAGGGCTGGTTCCCGGTCGCCAATCATCCGTCCAGCGCCGACAAGGTCTACGCCGTGTCGAGTGGCTCGGATACGACGCAGATCGGCTGGGACTTCCTGCTGTCGAACGGGCAGCGCTCGACCGGCGTCACGGCGCTCAACGGCACGACGGCGGTGCAGCTCGGGACAGCCTCGACGATCGTGCAGGTGCTGGGCCTCACCTATCAGGGGCCGAGCACGGGCCTGACGATCACGTTCACGCAGACGAGCGGCGCGGGCGCCACGCTGGGCGTGATTCAGCCGGGGCGCACGAAGGCGCGCTACTTCCAGGTACAGCTCTGGCCGACGCCCTCGGCGTCGCTGACCTACACGTGCGACTTCACCGGGGAGCTGCGCAACCTGGAATCAGATCAGGACGAGCCGCAACTGCCGCCCGACTATCACTTCATGCTGTCGCTCGGCGCGCAATGCGAGGAGCTGAAGCGGCGCGATGACAGCCGCTACTCGCTCGTGCGCAGCGACCTCGCGGAGGCCGAAAAGAGCTTGAATCGCTGGCTGTGGGATCTGCCGACGCCGCCACGGCGCGACTTCGATCGGCCGTCGCGGCTCGGCGCGTGGTTTCCGAGCGGAACGTAAATGCTGGAACCGTCGAAGAACGGGCTCGCGTGGATCGATGACCTCACGGGGGGTCTGAACACCACCGATCCGCCCGAGAGGATCGCCGACAACCAGCTCCAGATCGCGCAGAACGTCGAGTGGACGCAGACCAACATCGCGCAGCGCCGGCAGGGCGGCCAGAACAACATCGGTACCGAGCCGTGGGGGTCGGGCAAGTCGCTGGTGAGCGTCTGGCGCCACACGCCCACGAATGACGAAACCGCCGCTGAGTTGTTCGGGATGGACACGAGTGCGACGGTGGTGCTGGGGCGCCTCGCAGCTAGCGCGAACTTCGCGGCGGTGACGGTCGGTGATGCCATTAGCAATGCGAGTCAATCCGATCTGGTGAGCTTCAACGGCAAGGCGTTCATCGCGTACGACTCTGCAATCGATCGCCTCCACGTGTGGGACGGCACGAGTCTGCGTCGCGCCGGCCTGGCCAAACCGGGCGCTGCGCCGACTGTCGCGAATACGGGCGCGGGTGCCTACGCCGCTGTGCAACGCTGGTACAAGGTGCAGTGGTACAACAACGGTGTCGCGCTGAATCAGCCGCTCTCGCCCTTGTCTGATGCCGTCTCCTTCACGCCATCCGGCGCGGGCACGGCGGCGCGCATCACGCGGCCGACGGCCGCGGGTGAGCACGAAACAGCGTGGCTGGTGTACGGCTCGCTGGACAACGTCAACTTTTACCTCATCAGCGGTGCCATTGCGATCGCGACGACGACCTACGATGACAGCGTCGCGCCGAGTGCGTACGCGAATACGCCGCAGCCGTCCCTGACGGCGCCGGCTGCTGATCTCGACTATTACACCGTCCCGCCCAGCCCTAGATATCTGTTGGTGGACGGCGCGCGGTTGTTGCTGTTTTCCTCCTGGGAAACGACGGCCTATCAATCGCGCATGTGGTTCACGCCGCTGCTACATACGAGCGCGTTTCCTAGCGCTGATGACGAACGCGTTCCGTCTACCAACTATCTCGATCTCGACCCGAGTGATGGCGGGGGATTAACCGGCGCGGCGATGCTGAGTGGCACGCCGTACGCGTTCAAGACGGCGCGCATCTATCGGTTGAACGCCACGTCAAATGCGACGAAGCCCTATACGCGTACTGTCATCAGCCAGACCGTCGGCGCGCTCTCGCACCGCTCGATCGTGCGCGGCGAAGACGACGCCGGCAACCAGTGCCTCTACTTTCTGTCGCGGCGCGGGCCGTATCGGCTCGGGCCCTACGGGCTGGAATATCTCGGCCGCGATCTGGAGTTTGGCACGTGGTCTACGATCAGTAAGGCGCCGACCACCCTGCCCTTCGGCCTCTACTACGAGCAAAAACATCAAATCTGGTGGTGGGTCGGTACCGGCAATACGCCGGGGACCGTGCTCGTGTTGAACATCCCCTTCGCGAAGCGCCAGGGCGATGGCTCGGTGCGCGGCGGCTGGACGACGTTCACGGGCGACATCGCGTCGGCGCTCGCGGCGGTGATGTTCAGCAAGACACTCGGCGCCACCATGTCGCTTGACCTCAAGCCCTACGTCGCGCAGGTCAACAACGGCACGACGGACCCAGACGGCCCGCTCGTGATGTACGACGCCGATGGTGTCTATACCGACGGTGGCGCGCGCGCGACGGCCTACACCGGCACGTTCAAAACGAAAGCGTTCAACCCCGGCGGCCGCGACAAACGCGGCGGCGTGGGCGAAGGCTTCATCACGGCCAAGGCCACGGGCTGCACGTTCAATCTCAGCGCGATCCGCAACTACGGGCAGGAGACGATTCCAGCCGCCGTCACGATCAGTGGCGATGCGACGCTGAGTCGCGATGACGTGAAGATTGAAAACCTGACGCTTGGTGACTGCAAGACTCTGGAGCTGACGATCGATGACGGCGGGGTCGCGCGCGCGTGGACGATCGATACCATCGGCTTGCGCGTGAAGGAAGAGGGGGCGCGATGAATATCGCCCAACAGTTTAGGGACCAGATCGGGCTCCTGTCCGGGCCGCTGCAGGCTGAACTCGATCAGCTCGTCGCCTCGATTCAGACCGGCTGGGGCACCGAACACGATAGTGACGGCCACCACGCCGACATCAACGCGACCGGCACGTGCACATGCCAGCAATTGAAGCTGCGTGGCTTCGTCACCCTAGATGTATCGGGGAGCGCGACGGCCGCCCCCCTGGAGGTGCCGGCTGGCGTGAGTTTCGCGGTGTTCAAGACGCCAATCATTGGCACGTTCGATGTTTACGGCGTGCGACAAGTCGGTCAGAAATACGGCGATGTGCTGTTTCTCTGGCGGGACTTGGTCGGCGGGGCGGTGCCCAATTTCCACAGCGGCGCGAATTCGGTCTTCGGTGCGGGTACGACCCCGATCGGTACGGAGATGATTTTGTCGTCGGAACCCCTTACGACGGGGCGCCCGCTGAAGCTCATTTTTCTGCCCATGTTCGGGAACGGGTCCTCTGATGCCTGGGTGCAGACCCTCTAACCATGGCCATCTACGACAATCCCTACGGGGACGACAGCTACGACCCGGATGCGGCCAGGCGGAAGGCCCTGCTCGACCTGATGGGCACGCCGGCGCAGGGCGCGGCGCCCACGGCGTCGCAGACGCTGCCCTCGTCCCGTCCCGCGCCGACGATCCCGACGGGCACCACGCGCGCGACGACCGCCAGCGGCTCGGACACGCCAGACCTGCCGGATCCGCCCTCGGCCGCGGCGACGAGCCCGACCGCGAATCCCTATACCAGCACCGACAACGGTCTGCAGTACGGGAGCAAGATTCTCGACCTCTACAGCGAGCCGTACAACCGCCGCGGGGGCGGGACCGGCGGCGCGGGCTCCGGCGCCCTCACGGGCGCCAGCATCGGCAGCACCGCGGGACCGATCGGCGCCGGTGTCGGGGCGGCCATCGGCGCGATCGTCGGGGCGGCGCGAAAGCATGCGGAAACGGCGCCGACCGACTTCAGCGTGAACGACGCGCGCGAGATCATCAGAGCCTCCTACCGCGACATGTTCGGGCGCGAGGCCACGGATCAGGAAGTGAACGACGCCCTCGCGGGACAAGGCTTGAAGGCCGGCGGCGAGTGGGTCGGCCAGCAGGGGTTGATGGGCGTGCTCGGTCACCTCGGCGAGAACGCCGCGGCAGAGCGGGCCGCGGGTGGCGGAACAGCCGCCAGCACCGCGAGCGCGGGCGCGACGCCGGGCGGTGCGCTGGCCTCGAATCCGAATACGGGTTTTGCCGGCGGGATGAACACCAGCGTCAGCGGCCCTGGCGGCAGCGCAGGCGGCGGGGGCGGCGTGCCAGCCAATATCGAGGGCGTCGACGCGGGCAAGTGGGGCGATCCGAACAAGCATGACCCGAAGTACGACGTGCTACACGCGATCGCCAGCGCCGGCAGCCTCGACGCGGCGTGGCCTCAGATTCAGCAGATGTATCCCGGCGCGAGCCGACTCAGTCAGGACGTGGTGGACTTCGGCGGCGATATCGGGCGCGTGGATCTACAGCGTGATGTCGAAGGCGGCGGCGGCTACCACTGGGAGCCCGTCGACGGCGCCAACCAAAGTGCCGCGAGTGCGGCCCCCGCAGCGTCAGGCTCTTCGCCCCTGGCGTCTCCCGGCGCGGCCCAGCTCGCGGCACCCCTGACGAACAACGACGTGCTGCAGCAAATCATGGAGGAGCTGCGCCGCGTGCAGGCCGGCGAGGCCCCGCGCGCGGCCCTCCTCAATCAGATGGGGCTGGCGTAATGGCCGCGACTCCCTGGACGCTCGACGACTACAACGCCGGGAAGATCGAGGTCGATAAGGCCCTCGGCTGGTCCCCGCAGGACGCCGTCGATTACTACAACCGCTATCACCCGCGCGACGACCAGACGGATACCGCCGGCAAGGCGCAGCTCCCGTCACCCGGCACCGCGACGACGAACCAGTACAGCGGCGCGGTCGATCCCTCGCTCCAGACGGTGAAGCCCGCCTCGGGCTCCTCGGCGCCGCTCCCCTACTCGCCGTCGATTCCGCTGGGGCCGACGACCGGCGGCAGCACGCCGGCGTCGCAGAGCCTGCAGGGCACGACGACCCCGGACGGCGTCTACCACTTCAACATGGGCGACGCGGCGAATCCGACCACGGCGACACCGACCGGGCCCGTGTCTACGACGGCGCCACCGGGCAGCCAGGGGGCGATGGACGCGCAGGTCCGGCAGCGGCTGCTGGAGATCCTGGGCACCGACACGAACAACGTCAGCACGCAGGATGCCGACCTCGCGCCGCAGTCGCGCGCCTTCAATGCGCAGGTCGATCGCGAAGCGGCGGCGCAGCGCGCGCAGGCACTCGAGGAAGCCAACGCCGAAGGCACGTCGAACAGCGGCGCCACGGTGAACCGGCTCGGCGCGCTGGGAATGCAGGCGGCGCAGACCAAGGGCGCGAACGACGCGAGCCTCATCGGCCAGAAGCAGCAGCAGCGGATCCAGCAGCTGCAGAACGCGATTCAGGTCGCCTCGTCGCTCGGCATGACGCAGCAGGCGAATGACCTGCAGCGACAGCTCGCGAACCTGCAGGCGCAGGTGACGATGCGCGGCCAGGACGTGACGCAGGCCGGCCAGCAGATTCAGGTGGGCCTCGCGAACCTCGACACCAGCACGAAGCTGTATCTGGCCGACCTCAACGCGAAGCTGCAGCGCGAGGGCTACTCGACGCAGGAGCGCCTGGCGCAGCTTGACGCCGAAGTGCGGAAGCTCGGCATCAACACGCAGGGCGACCTGGGCCAGCTCGACATCGCCTTGCGGACCCAGCTCGGCATGGGACAATTGAACCTGGGATTGTTACAGACTCTCCTGAGTAACAACCAGGCGAACAATTCGCTCGGTTTCAACTACGCGAACCTCATGGCGCTGCTGAACCAGAACGCCGTCACGTACGGAGGTGGGTAATGGATTGGGGCGCGATCATCTCCGCCGCCGCGACGGTGGCCGCCAACGCCGCTGCTGAGCGGGCCAAGGCCAAAGCGGCTGAAGCACAGGCCCAGCACGCGAACGACACTGTGGCGCAGGCCGGCTACGCGACCGACAAGAGCACCAACCTGCAGGCGCTGGCGGCCGCGCAGAACTCGCAGAACGCGCGGGCGGGCGGCATCCTCAACGAGCAGGAGCTGGCGCTCTCCGCGCCGCGCACGCGGGCGCAGAACAGCGTGCGGGGCTCGATCCTCGCCAACGCGCAGGACGCGACGATCAGCGGGTTGCCGAAGGGCGTCACCGTGCCCACCATCTCGGGCGGGCTGCGGCCGTCGATGTTCTCCGGCGACACGCGGGCGCTCGGCCAGCAGATGACGCGCGATGCGCTCCTCAGCCAGATGGCGCCGCAGGTCACGCCCTACAGCGATATGAAGCCGCTGGACGTGTCCAGCATCACGAGCATGAAGGCGCCTGGGCCGACGCCACTGCCGCAGGCGTCCACGCTCGATTCCATCCTCGCCAACATCGGGATGTATGGCGGACTGGCCGGCGTGGGCCTCGCCGCGGCGCAGCAGAAGCAGAACCCCTATACGGAGACCCGCGGGGGCGTGACCACGCCGTCGCTGGTGGAGTGACGCCACATGGGCACCGGATGGGCAAGCGCCGCAGGGGCGCAGTCGATCGCGCGGGATACCGGGGACATCACGAGCCTGCTATCGGCACGCCTCATGGCACAGCGGCTGGCCGCCCTGCAGCAGAACGCGGCCGCGATGGATACGACCGGCACCGAAAAGGCCGGGCCGGCGCTGGCGACCGCGGCACAGACCGATTTCCTCGCGCGACGCAAGGGCATGGATCCGACCGAGGATCGCATCCAGCAGCGCGAGCAGTTCGGCGCGAAGCTCGGTGAAGAGAAGCGGCAGTTTGGCGCCAGGCTGGGCGAGGACCAGCGCCAGTTCGATACCGGCATGGGCTTCAAGCAGCAGGAGGCCGGCCGCGAGCAGAGCAACTTCGAGCAGAAGCTGCAGACCGACATTGCGCAGTTCCAGCAGGGCATGGGCCTGAAGCAGGCCGAGTTCGGCGAGACGAAACGGAGCAACCTCGCGGAGGAAGCGCTGAAGGGCCGGCAGATCGACGCGACGCTGGCGAAGCCGAGCCTGAAGCCGGCGACGCCCGCTGAACGCCAGTCCCTCGCGTTCTACAACCGCGCACAGGATGCCGTGAAGACGCTGACGGAGGCGCCGGCCGGGAAGCCCTCGCTCGAAATGCAGATCGCGAGGCAGAGCACGGCGGGCCAATTGCGCGGGCAGTACGCGCCGAACATGCTGCAGACCTCGGAGCAGCAGGCGTATCGGCAGGCGCAGCGGGCGTTCACCGAGGCGCGGCTCCGCAAGGAGTCGGGCGCCGCCATCCCGGAAAGCGAGTTCATCAACGACGCGCGGACGTACTTCGCGCAGCCCGGTGACACGCCGCAGACGATCGCGCAGAAGCAGAAAGCGCGCGAGACGCTGCTGGCCGGCATGAAGTTCGCCTCCGGGAAGGCGTATGGCGAGTTCTACGGTGACGAAGCGGGCGGCGCGGCTCCTACAGCGGCGACGCCCGCCGCACCCGCGGCACGGCCATCCGGTATCAAGTCCATCACGCTGGTGAACCCCTGATGCCGGACCAGACCTACGAAGTCGTGATGCACGACGGGCGCAAGTTCCGTGTCGTCGCCGACCACGCGCCGACAGAGGAGGAGATCCTTGCCCATCTGCCGGCGACCGAGGCCGCAGCGCCGAAGCTCATGGCGAGTCACGAGGCGCCGGTGGACAAGGCCGGCCTGTTGGATACTGCGCTCGGCGTCGTTGGGCGCAGCGTCGGCATCCCCGGCGTTGGGGGCGGTGGCCCTGTTGGAGAAGCCGCGGCGCAGTTCACGGGCAATCCGAAGAACGCGCCCGCGATCGCCGCGATGGCCGCGGCACCCGCCACAGCCGGCATGAGCCTGCCGGCCGCCGCCGCGGTGACGGGCGTCGCAGGCGGCGGAGGCTCGATCGCGAAGAACGCCGCGGAGTACTTCCTCGGCAAGGGTCCCTCCTCGCTGGGCGAAGCGGCGACAGACGTGGCGAAGGATGCGGCGATTCAGGGCGGCTCGCAGCTTGCGGGCGGGCTCATCGCCAAGGGACTCGAAGCGGCGGCCCCGCGCGTGATGTCGGCCGTCTTGAAGCCGGGGACGCGTCTGCGCGCCCAGAACGAAGGGATGGACATCCCACTCGAAGCGGTGAAACAAGGCGCCGTGATCTCGAAGGGCGGACTGGCGGCGCAGTCCGACAAGGTCCGTGGCCTGAATCAGCAGGTGAAGAATGCGATCGCCGCGAGCAATGCGACGGTCAAGCCGAGCGAAGTGTATGCGCCCGTCGCGGATCTGCTCCGCGAGCGTCAAGCTCTTGGGCCGGTCGCGGCTGGAGACGCAAACAAGATCCAGGAGGCGCTGGTTGATCTCGTTGGGGCTGACGCGCCGATGCCGATCAGCCAAACACAAGGCATCAAGAAATATGCCGCGGAGCGTGTGAAGTTCGGCACAGAGGGTGCCTCGCCGGTCGCGAAGGACATCCTGCAAAGAGTGCGCGTCGGCGCCAAGCAGGCCGTCGCGAATGCAGAACCGGCCGTGGACGAACTGAATCAGCAATTGGCGCCGGCCATCGCCGTACGCAAGGCGCTGGCGCAGCGGCTCGGCACGGCGCAGAACACGAACGTCGTGCCGGCGCGCGTGTTCATGGCGCACAACCCGGTGCTGTCGGCCATCAGTGCTGTGACCGGGGCGCCGTCCCTTGCCTCGCGTGGCGCGAACTTGATGTATCGCACAGGACAGGCGCAGGTGCCTCCGCAGGCCATCCGGGCGGCGCTGCTCGCGATGATGGGCGGCGACGAGCCGCCGCAACCGTAACTATTGCCCCGCAGGTGCGGGAGGGCCGATCCATGACGGACGACACGCGCGGATTCTGGAAGTCGTTGTTCACCGGGCCGAACATCGTCGCAACGGGCTTGTTTCTCGTCAGCCTCGGCATGTGGATCGGCGACCAGTATTCGTTTCATGCGCAGATTGAGCAGCGCGTCGCGCACCTCGAAGCGTCGATGGCGCAGATGGCCGCGGATGGCACCGAGTCGAAGACGAACCGCGCCGTCGTGTCGCTGCAGCTCTCGCAGATTCAGTACGACATCACCTCGCTGCGCGGCGAGGTCAAGGACGTGAAGACGGAAGTGCGGAAAATTCGGTAATGGCCATCGCTTTCGACAGCGCCGTGGATCTGGGGAACAACGGGGGCGGAGCGTCGCCCCTGTCGGCTGCGTTTAACAATGTCGCCGGGGACTTGGTCCTCGCCTGCTACAACGGCGACAACATCGGCGGCGCGGACGATATCAACTCACGGACCTACAACTCCGTGGCGATGTCGTTCCTGCAGAAGATCACAGTCGCGGCCAGCGGAGACCGTATCACGTACATCGATGGATTGCTCGGGCCGGCAACAGGCTCTCACACATTGTCGATCGGCGCGGCCAGTTCGCACCTGATCCAGGGCGGAGCGGTGTCGTACTCAGGGGTGCTGCAGAGCGGACTGCCGGACAATTCGACGACGAATTTCAGCAGCCCCGGCGCGACCTCGCTGACGACCTCAATTACGCCGAGTGCCGCGAACTGTTGGGTCGTCTGCGTAGAGGGTTGTTACAACAGCGGTGCGGCACCGGGGGCTGGTACCGGCGCAACCCGACGGACCTTTGACGCCACCAATGGCGGATGGGGCATTTTCGACAGCGGCGGACCGGTAACCGCAGGGTCACCCTATAGCATTCAGACCACGCGCAGCAGTAATCCCTTCGGGCTCGCAATTGTGCATGTAGTCATCACCATCGCGCCGGCCACAGGCGGCGGTGGAACGGACCAACCGATCGAAAAACGGCACGGCGGGGTGCCCTTCATGACGGCGATGCAACTACGCGGCGGAGTCCGCGGAGGAGTCTGGTAATGCCGATCGACTTCATTCATCCCGATACGACCGTCACGACGGCGCCCTTCGCGGGCAAGCTCGTCTCGCTCACGCGCCAACTCCGCGATGTGATCGACCTCCTCGATGAGGTGAAGACCATCATGGATCACAACAACGATGGCACGACCTTTACTGCCATCGAGACGCTCTTCGGTCTGCCGTCGTCGAAGGGTCAGACGGTCTACGACTTGTGCAACGGTACGATGCAGGCGGTCTCTGGTACTGCGCAGAACAGCAACGCGCTCTCGCTCATCAACCGCGTGGGGTAGCTGATGGCCTCGACTGATTGCCTCCCGGTCCCTCGCAAGAACGTCGCCTATCGGGCCATCTTCCCGATCTACGACAACACCGGTGCGCTCGTCACGGGCGCGGCCGGCCTCGACTCCGAGGTGTCGAAGGACCAAGGCACGTTCACCGACTGCACGAACGAGGCAACGGAGATCGCCACATCAAGCGGGATCTACTACCTCGATCTGACTTCGACGGAGATGAACGCCGACGGCGTCTCGGTGATCGTGAAGACTTCGACGACGAACGCGAAGACGACGGTGCTGGTGTTCTACCCGCAGGAGTCCGGCGACATCAAGGTGGACCTGCAGTCGATCGCGGGCTCCACGGTCAGCACCAGCAGTGCGCAGCTTGGCGTCAATGTCGTGAGCTATGCCAGTGGCCAAGCGCCACTCCAGCCGACAGTCGCCGGTCGGACGCTGGATGTGAGCGCCGGCGGCGAGGGCGGTGTGGACTGGGCAAACGTCGGGAGCCCTACGACGGCGGTCGATCTCAGCGGCACGACCATCAAGACCACGCAGAAGGTCGATGTAGACACGATCAAGACCAACCCGGTGGTGAACGGCGGAACGATCACGTTCCCGACGAACGCGACCGTGGCCAGCACCACCGGCGCCGTCGGCTCGGTAACAGGCGCGGTCGGCTCCGTCACGGGTGCTGTCGGCAGCGTCACCGGCGCGGTGGGTTCGGTGACCGGGAACGTCGGCGGCAATGTCGTCGGGAGCGTGGGCAGCGTGACGGGGGCCGTGGGTAGCGTCACGGGCAATGTCGGCGGCAATGTCGTGGGCTCGGTCGCCTCGGTCACCGCCGCGGTCGCCACCACCTCGAACGTCAAGAAGAATCAGGCCCTCAGCAACTTCCAGTTCCTGATGACAGATTCGACGAACCACGCGCCGGCGACAGGCAAGACGGTGACGGTGACGCGCGGCATCGACAATGGCTCGCAGGCCTCTGGCACGCTGAGCGCCGTCACCGAGATCAGCAACGGCCTGTATCGCGTGGACTTCGGTGCGGGCGACCTGAACGGCAACGTCATCACCCTGCGGGCCACGGCGAGCGGCTGTGACGACACGTTCGAGCGCATCGTGACGCAGCCATGATCGCCACGCTCTCGAAGCAGGGCGGGCGGCGCTACCCGCAGCTGCGTGGCAGCACGCTGCCGGCGCTCTGGCTGCCCAGCGTGGGCACGACTGCGGCGCCGCCGGTCATCGGGCCGACGCCGGCCACGCGCACGGCGATGATCCCGCCGGAGAACCGGAACGTGATCGTCGCCGCCGAGAGTCGGTCGGTGCTGGTGCCGCCGGAGAATCGCACGGTGGTGGTGAGGTAGGCATGTCCGTCATCAAAGAGTTCGAGAAGGACCCGGCCGCGAAGAAGGACTACCTGCTGGACTGGTCGGCCTGGCTGCCGACTGGCGACACCATCAGCTCGTCCGCGTGGGCGATCGACGTGGCCCCGGACAGTTCGCTCGCGATCGCCGGCTCTCCGGCGCCCTCGAACACGACGACGACGGCGACGGCGTGGCTGACGGGCGGGACGCTGGGCCAGCGCTACGTGCTGCGGAACCGGATCACCACCACCGGGGGCCGCACGGATGACCGCTCGGTGGGCGTGACGGTCAAAGACCTGTGATAGCCGCAATAGGGGGTTGCGGCTGAGATCTGATAGGACTAGTCTATCAGCGATGCGGGAGGGATATTTGACGCTGCAGCAAGCGGCGGCGCTCGCCGGCCTCGGCCGGAATGCGGCCTACAACCGCGTGCTGAGCGGCAAGTGGCCCTGTGTCCGTGGCCCGCGCGCGGTGTACTGGATCCCTGAGGCTGGCTTGCAGGAGGCCCTCCGTCAGGAGCACGACGTGGCGACCGGCGGGATACCCACGGCGGAGAGTGTCATTCGCGAATTGGGTGACATCGTCGGACTGATCGAGCAGATCCCCTTGCGCGAAGACGAGTCGTGGGGGACGGCGCAGAAACGGCTGCGGGCTCTACGGACTCGGGCGGTGCAGCTCGCGGAATACGCCCAGCGGGCCGCGATCCGGCGGGCGCTGGCGAAGGGAACCGAGGATGCGACGACTCCTGCTGCTGATCGCGCTGCTTAGTCTCGCCGCTCGCGCGGAGGCACAAACGGCCTCGGTGGCGCTGGCGTGGGACGCGAACACGGAGCCGGACCTCACGGGCTATGTCGTGCAGGTCGGGGATGCCGCCGGCGGGCCCTACCACGATCGGGTGACGACGACCTTCACCACCGCGACGGTGGATGGCCTGCAATCAGGATCGACGTACTACTTCGTCGTTCGCGCGATGGATCTCATTGGCCTGATGAGCACGCCCTCGAACGAAATCAAGGCGACCATCCCGGGCCTGCCACCTCCCGTCGATGATTGCGCGCCCGTTACGGGGCGCTATGCCGTCTCAATTTTTTTCACGTCGTTGCTGAAAACTGGCAGCGCTGGCCCGGGCAGCCGGGCGCGGGTGCTGTTCCAACTCGCTTCGCCGAATGCGCCCGTGACGACGGTCACGGTCACGGCGGATGGCGTGGCGCTGGCGCCGACGATGCGCGGCGAGAACCTGACCGATGTTCCGGGCAGTTGGTTCACGATGCCCGGCTTGGGCACACACCAGCTCGCGGTGACGGCGGCCAACAGCCAGAACTGCTCGCGCACCGCGGTCTATGCCGTGCCACTCACGGTGCCGTGAGGAGCCCATGCGAATCGATGTCTACGTACACGCTTCCGATGATCCCGTCACCGCCCTGTTGACGAAGATCATGGCGGCCCTTCAGAAGATGGAGCAAACGATGAGTGCATTGAGCGACAAGATCGACGCGTTGACCGCCGAAGTTGAGCAGATGAAGACGGTTGAACAGAGCGCGGTGACGCTGCTGAACGGCCTGTCGGCCATCATCGCCGACCTGAAGAATGGCGTCACCGATCCCGCGGTGCTCGCGAAGATCGACGCCGCCAACGCGGCCCTCGACGCGGCCAAGAACGACCTCGCCGCCGCGGTGACCGCCAACACGCCGGCTGCGTAGTATGGCGATCTGGACCGCCCCCTTCACCGACGGCTGGAACGCCGAGCAGAACGCGCGCGGCGATCTCGGCTGCGGCGGGGGCGGGACGCGCACCGACCCGCCGACAGTGCGGCTCATCTCGGCCGATCGGCAGCGCGTCGTCGAGATCGGCCCCGGACGCGCCGTGGGCTGGCTGAATGACGTACTGTTCGCCTACCGGCCCGAGGGCAGCGACGACCTCTGGGTCGCCTCGTTTGAGACGCCCCCGGCATTGCTGGCAGCGGACGTAGGCGGGAACACGATGCGGGCGGCCGATGGTCACTGGCTGTCGGTCCGCGCGCAGCAGGGCGTCGCCGCGGTCTGGTACGACGGCACGTTCCTCTTCTCAGGGCGCGGCTACGATGGCGGCTCGGTGGCCGGCGAGCAGTTGATCCACGTCAGCGTCGATACCGACGGCGCCCCGCAGTTCTGGCACTACACCGGGGGCGTGCTGCAGCGGAAGGTGCGCATCCCGGCGAACGGCAACGCGCTCACGCTCGACGCGCAGGGGAACGTCGGCAGCGGCTACAACGGCGAGAGCTGGCTGTCGCGGAACGGCGCCACCGCGAACGAACTCGTGACGGTCACGCCGTGGCGGCAGGAAGGCCCCCCGGTGCCCGTGCAGGCGCCTGACGGCACGCTCTGGCTGTGGACGGCCACGACCAGCCCCGGCGGCCGATCGCTCGTCCTGGGGCGGCCCTACGGCGAGCAGGACTGCATCGTCGTCGATCTCGTGGCGACGTGGCTGCGGGTGCGTCCCATCGGCGACCAGTGGTCGATCGTCGCGGTGGACGGCGGTGGCCAGCTGCGCACGACCACCGTGCCGCGCGATGCGGCGCGCGGGCCGGTGCCGCGCGATGTCGTCATTCCACCGCCGCCACCGCCACCGCCTGACCCGATTCCAGATCCGCCCCTCCCCCCGGAGCCGACGATGTCCGTGACCCCGCAGCAGATTCGTGACACCTTGGCCGCGTGGCCTTGGGATGTCGATGTGGACCACCTTGCGCGCTTTCGCGACCATGTTTGGTTGCGCGACCAGGGCGGCGACGTGCCGAGCCGCGGCGCGCTGGCGTTCTACCATCGCGCGATCGCGGCCGCCGTCGCGCAGCGGTGTATCGACCTCGGACGGGGCCTGAACGGCGCCGAGGAGTGGAATGCCGCCTTCGATCTCGGCACGGACGCCGCCATTCGGGCGTACAAGGCCCAGATTGGCCCAGGCCCCGAGGACCCCCAGTAGGCCCCGTCGATCCGCCGTCTCCACCGGCGGGGCCTCTCGGGAGACTCACCACCAGCGGCGTCAACTTCCTCGACGCGGGGCGGCCGTGGAAGTACCGCGCCGTGACGGCGTTCACGCTGTTCCAAGATAGCGAGGCCGCGAAGGATTTCCTCTACTGGGCCTTGTCGCTCGGTACGAACACCGTACGCGTGTTTGGCATGTGGTCGGTGACCGATTTCGATCCGCGGCGCTACGGCGATAAGTACTACGCCAACCTACATCAGTTGTGTTCAATCCTAGCTGCCTGTGGCCTGCGCCTGCACTTCGTCGCCTTCACCGACCAAATATCTGGCAGCTCGGTGCTGATGTCAGAGGAGGAACAGGCGGACCATGTTCAGCGTGTGGCGAATGTACTCAGTTGGCATGACAATGCCTTACTCGAACTGGTCAACGAGGACTGGAAAAATGGCGCAATCGCCGGCCGGCTGAAGCCTTTCACCGGCACGCTGTTGACCACTCGCTCGTCCTGGGAGGACGGCAACACACCGCTCGAAGCTGGCAGCGTGCTCGACTTCACCACGGAGCACACGCCGCGCGGTGATGGGTGGGAGCGCAAGTCGAAGAACCTGCTCGAAACCTCGCGGCTCGGCATCGGCGACTTCCCGCCGACGAACAAGCCGGCCATCGCGGGCGAGCCTGAGCGCCTGCAGAACGCCACGCCGCGCCAGTATGCGGATTACGTCGCGGTCGCCGAACTCTTCGCGTCTGGGGCCTGCCTGCATGGCGACGGGGACACCCTGCAGCGCTGCCGCATCCCGGCAGACCAGAGCGTCGCGCAGGCGGTTGCGGCCGTCTGGGCTGACCCGCCGCCTGCTGACCTCGCCGCGGTCGGGACGTACACGCGCGGCGGCATGCCGACCTGCCCCATCGCGCACAGCGATGACCTCGCCCTGCGGACCTTCGCGATGATTGCAGGCTCGCGCGCGACGGCGGTCGTCGTCAGCCCGCGTCCCGGTTGGGCGCTGCAGCCCGTGAATGGCTGGAGGGTAACGCGCGTGTACGGCTACGACGGAAACACGGTGGATCTGGAGCGTTGAAATCGAATGCGTATTGTGAAGATCGTTGTCGGCGGCAAGGTGAAGGAGATCGCGGTGCCCGAGGCACTCGACCGACCTTCGGATCAAAAAACAGTCCACCCGGAGCGCTGAATGACACTCATCGGCCTGCTGTTCGCACTCGTAGCGGTGGTCATCGCCGTGATTCTGATCGAGATGATCGCGCCGCCGGAATTTCAGAAAGTCATCCGCGTGATTGCGCTCCTCGTGGTGCTGCTGATTCTGGCCACATTTTTTGGTACAGAAACAGGTCTTTGGCGGCGTTGTTGACATGACCGACCCGCAGTTCGATCGCCTGCGCCAGTTGAGCGAGCCGGGGATCATCCTCGACCCGGATCTGCTCGCGCGCATCCTCGAAGTGCTGCCCGATGGCGTGCTCGTCATCGACGAGAGCGGCACGGTGCGCTTCATGAACGCGCAGGCCGAACTGATCTTCGCCTACCCGCGACAGGACGTGCTGGGCAATCAGCTTGAGATGCTGCTGCCGGCCGATGTGCGCGAGCGGCACGTTCAGCACCGGCGCGCGTTCTTCGCCGACCCGCGCGTGCGGCCGATGGGCCTCGGACATGACCTGAAGGGCCTGCGCCGCACCGGCGAAGAGGTGCCGCTGGAGATCAACTTGAGCCCCGTCGTGACGGCGGCCGGCATCTATGCGGTGGCGGTGGTGCGCCGAAAGCGGCTATGACTCCCCCGGTGCTGAGCCACTTCGACGAGTACAAGCTGCTGATCCTGGACAAGCTCGACGCGCTGGACCGGCGGGTGGAGCGGCTGGACGAGAAGCTCGATCACGCCCGGATCGACATCACCATGCTCAAGGTCAAGGCGGGCCTCATCGGCGCGGGCGCAGGGCTCGTCGCGGGCGCGCTCATCGGGAAGTTCATTCACTGACGGAGACAGACATGCGTATCGACCTCGGTCCCATTCTCGCCAAGCTGCTGCCGATCCTGCTTCCGGACATCAAGCCGGTGCTCAAACAGATCGTGCTCGACCACCTGGACGAATGGCTCGATGAGCTGATCAAGGCCGCCGAGACTGCCGTGCAGAAGGAAGGCTGATGGAGGCCCTGCCGGATCCGCTGACCTTTGTCCAGCCGGGAGACGTGCTGCTCTACAGCGGCCACAACTTCAACGCCTGGGTGATCAGCGTCAAGACCTGGTCGAAGGTGACGCACTGCGAGCTGGTGCTGGGGGAGGGCCTGACGGCAGCGAGCCGAGACGGGCTGGGCGTGAACACCTACCCGCTGCGGCGCGAGGAGCTGGCCTACATCCTGCGGCCGGCTACCGCGCTCGACATGACGGGCGTCAAGGCGTTCCACACCGCCTGCATCGGGCAGGTCTATGACTGGCTGGGGCTGCTGCGCTTCTACACGTGGGGGCAGCAGTCGATGGACAAGCAGTTCTGCAGCGAGTATGTGACGCGGCTCCTCCGGCATGGCCGGCTGGAGCCCTTCCAGGATGCCTACGACGCCGACCTCGTGTCGCCGGGGATGTTCCTGTGCAGCGCGCGCCTCGTACGCATCTGGTCCGCGTCCTGAGTCACGTTCTGGCGGGCCGGGGGAGCTTGCACTGTGGTCGCTTCAACCGATGTGTTGGCGTCCGGCCCGCCCGATTCTTCTCCCGTTGAGGTTCCCGGCTGTTCTCCCGGCTTCGCCCCTTTGAAGCCGTCCGTTCCCGTCCCGCCGCGACCGTTCGTCTATCGATTTGGGCCTGATTTTATGGTGGGGCGTGCGCGGATCGAACGCGCGACCAACCGCTTAAAAGGCCCTTCAGTTCCACGTGAAACGCTCAGGATTTCGCGGTTCTCCCGGCTTCGGTTCCCGGCTTCGCCTATTCCGGTGGCGCGGGCAGCGGCATCCAGCGCGTGGGACGGATACGAATAAGCGACGTGTTCGACACGAGGTTCACGACCCACGCGCCTTCATATGCTGAATAGGCTTCAAAGCGTCCGATCGTGACGCCGTGGTCGTACAGCAAGATACTGGCGCCGTCTCTGGGCGCCGTTTCTATCGACTCCCATTGTGGCCCGCGCTCCAAAATCGTCGCGGCGCAGCGAAGTAGATCCGCGTCGCGCGGCTCCATGTGCTCCGCCAGATCACGTAGTGGTCCTGCGAGAAAAGCGCCTTCCCTAACTGGGGTAGAATCCTGTTCAGCCATGCCGCGCGGCCTCCTATGCCGCTGGTATCGGTGAGGGGCGGCGAGGCGCTACCAACGCCGCGTCGCTCCGACTATCCTATCCCTGTTTGCGGTCGGCGGCAACCTGTCTGGCGAACGCCTCCGCCGCCAGCCGTGCCCTGGGCGCGATCGCCGCGGCGACGTAGCGTAGGGTGGTGACGCCGCTGCGCTGCCGAAGCATGCCCTGCGTGGCCGCGAGGTCCCCGGTCGAGCGGAAGACCGCGGTGCCGTAGGAGTGGCGGAAGTCGTAGGGCCGCAGGCCGTGGTACCCGGCGGCGCCGGCCGCCAGCTGGAACGCTTTCCACATCGAGCTGCGGCTGAAGTCGCCCCAACAATTTTCACGGCGGAATTCCTTAAACGCCTCGACCCCTTCGGGCGTCAGCGGATGGAGCGCGGGCGGCGCCATCTTCCCGTTGCGGCCCTTCCGGCGTCGCCTGACCAGCACGGTGCCAGACTCGAGGTCTACGTCCGCGCGCGCCAAGCCGGCGATCTCCACCTGCGCCAGGCCGGTGTAGGCCATGACCCGCAGCCGGGCGCGCGTCTGCGAGGGCTGCATCTGATCCAGGATGCGCTCGACGACGGCGTAGGACAGGCCACGCGGGGCCGCATCCGGCTCCTGCGGCTCGGGGACTTCGCGCACGGGGTTGTACGCCTTGCGCCCATCGAGGACCGTCCAGAGGTTCTCCAGGGCGCGGAGCCGCTTGTTCACCGTGCTGGCGGAGAGCGGTTTCGGGACGGGCATCCACCGCCGCTCTCCACCCACACGCCGTTGGACCAGCTTCGGCCCCACGGTCAGCCACTCGTCTCTGGCGCATCGGATATCGAGTGGCTGAATGCTGTCCCGTCGGCGGCCCTTGAACCGCGCGCACCACAAGTCGATGTCGCGCGCCCGCTGGGCGTATTCCGGCATCGCCCGCACGGCGGCCAAGTACTTTTTTGCGTCGAAATCGAAATAACCCGCCTCGGCCGACTCGGCGACGGCCATGTCCTCGCGCCGGCGCAGTTCGTCATCGCGCCACGTCTTTACCGTCTCGTACGGTGTGGACAGCGGAAAGCGCCGTTCGATCGGGCGACCACCGCTTTCGATGCGGACGCTGTAGCCGCTCTTGTCCTTCGAGATGTGCTTGGCGAGGCGGATGCGGCGACCGCGGCGTGGCATCAGTCGTCGTCCTCATCGGGCGGGATGCGCGGCAGGGGCTGCAGCAGGTCGTAGATCGCCGCGAAGCTGATGAGGAGATAGAGCGACAGCGCCACGAACCCCCATGCGAGCGGCAGGGCCCCCAGCACCACCGCCGCGAGCACCCCGGTGCCGACGATCGCGATCAGCATGCGCATTCAGTCCTCCATCAGCCTTTCCATCGCGCCTCCAGCTCTTTCAGGCGCCGGTCGTGCGACGCCAGCACCGCCATCACAATCACCCACGCCAGCACGAATCCACCCCCGATCAGCCAGTCGCGCATGGAGACTCCTTGAGAGAGAAGAGCGCCGGGGGCGCGGCGCCTGAGAGATAGTGCGATTCAACGCGTCCGCATTTCATCGGCCCAGCGGGCCGGCATCAGAGCGACCACGCCCTCACCCTGAGGTTTTTTTCCGTTGGTGCGATTCAAACCCGCCTCGATTGCGTTCGGTCAAGGCGGTCGCCGTCAGCGCACGCGCGCGGCGGAGGAGTTCGGTGCGGGCTTCTTGCGTGAGCAGGGAGAAACAGTGCAGCAGTTCTTCCCGATCGGGATCGTCGGCCATCAAGACGTCTCCTTCGGCTACTGGCGCAGCCGCGTTAGGCGAGGGAGACGGAGAATACCGCTGCTCAGGTGTGCGTTCAACATCTTTGTGATCATCGAGTTGCGACACGAGGGCTGAGCGGATGCGCCCACTCTGCTTGTGTTCCAACGCGTACAAATCGGCCGGCGACAACCCCAATGCTGTTGCGATTTTGCTGAGTGTCTCATCCTCAAACCGTGCGCCCGTGCGTTCCAAACGGCTCAGCGTGTTCTTGTTCAGTCCGGCGAGCGTCGCGAGCTGCTCGATCGTCAGGTGCCGTGATTTCCGAAGCTGCCGCACGAGCGTGCCGAGGTGAAACACGGCGCCAGTCTGCCGTCGACGGCCCACCAAATCAACGCTAACTATTTCACGCTCAACAAGATGGGAGAAATCGTTATGCACACGTAGATTTCCTATTGACTCGTTATGCACGGAGTGATAAATTTCCGCTCGTGCCAATCACACTGAAGACCGCTCGCAAGATCAAGGGCATCACACAGGACGAGTTGTCCGCGCTCTCCGGGGTGCCGCAATCCACGATCGCCAAGATTGAAAAGGGCCGGACGCGCGACCTGACCTGGACGACGGCGAGCCGTTTGGCCGCGGCGCTCGGCGTTGAGCCCAGCGAAATCTTCGCGATGCCAGCGCCCCGTACGCAGGAGGCGACGCGATGAGTGTCCTTCCCACGTCCGCAAGGATGCTGCGAGCTGAGCCGTCAACGCGAGTCGATCCTGTCGGAAACACAGGGTCATCGCCGGTCAACTCGCATGCGACTGAGGCCCCCTTGGGTCAATTGGATCTCGCCTCGGCCATCTCGATCGCGCTTGATCGGGCCGGCATCTCGCACAAGGCGGCGGCGCTCACGATGGGCATCGACCCGGCGCAGTGGTCGCGGCAGTTGCACGGCGATGGGCACATCAGCTTCCAGCGCCTGCAGAAGTTGTCGGCGGAGTTCTGGCGTGAGTTCCTCCCGTTACTCGCAAGCCCCTTGCAACTGACGATGAGCCACCAGGACCTCGCCGACTTCGCGATGTTGAAGATCGCGGCGCTCGTGCAGGAGATCGGCACCTACGTCATTCAGGTGCGGGCGCAGCAGAGGAGGGTCGCGTGACCTGGGAACAGAAGTTCGCCGCGCTGAAAGCCTTGTCTACTGACATGCATTTGACCACAACGACGGACGGCGACAAGTGGGTCTGCTCTGGGCGCGGTATCGAGGAAACCTCGGACACCTCCTGCGTGCTGGCGAGTGTGACTGGCTGGGGTGCCACTCCGGAAGCAGCGGTTGAGAACTTGTGGCTGCGAGTCGAGAAGCAGTCCTCCGACCACTACTTCGTACTGGGCGCCTACAGCGAGAGCCGGCGACACGTGAAGTGGAACGGCTTCATGTGGGTTGACGTGCCGATCCGAAAGGCGCTGGCGTCATGAGCGACGAACAGACGCCCGCTGTGTTGATGATTCCCGACCTCGCAAAACTGTTGCGGTGCTCGCCGACGACGATCAAGGCGCGGCTGTCGCATGCCCCGCATCTCCTGCCGCCGCAGATGTCTCGCGTGGACAAGCGGCCGCGCTGGTACGAACCCGTCGTGCGCGCGTGGATGGCCGAGCCCGCACGGACCGCCCCGACCTTCGGCCGCAAGCGAGGCTGGCGATGACGCGCAGCGAATTCATGAAGTGGGTCGAGCAGTGGCGGGCCGCTCACGCGCTGGAGTGTCGCGTTGGTAGCCCCGACTTCGGCGAGGAGCAGACGCTCGAGGACTGGATCGGGTCGTTAAAGGCGTTCGCCACGCTGCAGGAAATGGCTGAGAGCCTGCACGCCCGACGAGCCCTCGGAGGTGGCCGATGAGTATCAAGGAAGGTGGTCCGGCGTTCCCGTCTCCACTTCACCATGAAGGCGAGCCAGGACATGAGAGTGAAGTGTTCGCCCCGGGCATGTCGCTACGCGATTGGTTCGCCGGGCACGCGCTCGCGGGTCTTCTTGCCCGTGACTTTGGTCGGACCGATGAGGAAGAGGGAGTCACTGAAATCGCGCAGAAGGCGTACGACCTCGCCGACGCGATGATTGCGGACCGGGAGGCGCTGTCATGAAGGCATCCCTCACTGCGTGGTGGCAGCAGGTCACCGGCTACAACATGGCCGTCCGCACGGCCTACAGCAAGGGCTACAACGACGGCTTCCTCGAAGGGCTCGCCGCCGGTCAGCGCACAGCCCGCGCGGTGGCGTTCATCGATGGCTTCACCGAGGGACGCGAGTCCACGCGCGACATCCCGCTCGACACCGGCAACGTGCACTTGGAGGACGACGAGGAGGACACGCCATGCTTGCACTGATGATCGTCGGCGGCGTCGTGTGTTGTGGGCTGGTGGGGCTCTTCATCTATGCCAGTTCCGTCGTGTCCAACCACTTCTTCGAGGGTGACGATGAACTCTCTGACCACGAATTGGCGCTGTCTGCTCAAAGGGCACGACGACGTGAAGCTGACGCGGCACGGTCGGCTGGCGGTGCAGTGCCGGCGCTGCCTGCGCGTGAGCCCGGGCCTCGCGATCCAACCATCGGCGTCGACCAAGCCAGAGCCGAAGTGCGTGCGCGCATCCACCGCTACAACCGGCGCGAGGTGAGTTAGCCATGCCGAAGTGGTCGTGGTGCTCGGCGTGCGAATTGTTCTTTCCGTGGCGCTGGGATGTGACGCACTGCCCGTGCTGTCACGAGCTGATGAAGGACGAGGAATCTGATGCGCGGCCTTGACAGCTACCTCACCCGCGAGCGCGATGACGCTGACGATTACCGCGAGGATGTGTGCCCAGACTGCGGCTGGCGCGAGTGCCTGTGCCGCGAGGAGATGACGACGAATGGCGAAGCGACGACCGAACCCCGAACAGCAGACCAGCGACCGCAGCACCGTGGCGGGCTGCGCGCAGATTCTCGGCCCGCTGGCCACGCGCTACCCCGCACAGCTTGACGCGGCGCTGATGCTGCTGCGCGCCTTTGCCGCGAGCAAGGTGGAGCTGCCCGCGAAGCGCAAGGGCAGCACGAAGAAGGTCAGCTACGACGATGCGGTGAATACGCAGACCGCCTATCTGCCTCCAGCGAGGCTGGAAGCGGACGGTCGATAAGGAGCATGCACATGGAAGCGGTTCGAGACATCAGCACGCGCGCGCAGCAGACCGGCCTCGTGCGCGCCCTGCCGCAGCCGGAGGAGACGCACGCGCTCGTGCCGGTGGCCGATCCCGGCAGTCCGCTGCCGGTCTTCAGCGGCGAGCAGATGGCCGAGGCGTTCCGCGCCTACCGGCAGTTGCAGGTGACGCTGGACACGGCGATGCCGGACGCCATCATGCGCATCCAGGGCCGCGCCTTCCGCAAGAAGGCGTACTGGCGGGCCGTGCGCACGGCGTTCAATCTCGACGTGACGATGGTCGAGGAGCACCGCGAAGTCCTGCCTGACGGCAATTGGGGCTGGCTGGTGACCTATCGGGCGAAGGCGCCGAACGGTCGCGCGGCCGACGGAGACGGCGCGTGCTACGCAAGCGAGAAGCCGGGACGCGGGCAGGCCACGGAGCACAACGTGCGCAGTCACGCCCACACCCGCGCGTTCAACCGCGCCGTCTCCAACCTCGTGGGCTTCGGCGAGGTGAGCGCCGAGGAGGCCGAACGTGAAGAGCGGCCGCGACAGGCGCCACCGCAACAACCACGCGCCGTCGGCGCGAGTAGCACGGTTGAAGGCTGTATCTCGGAGGCGCAGCAGAAGCGCCTGTTCGCGATCGCCCGCGAGCACTCCTGGGTGCCGGACGAACTGAAGGCGTGGTTACACGCCGAATACGGGCTCGACTCCAGTTCAAAGATCAAGCGCGGCCAGCAGTACGAGGAGATCTGCGCGCGCATCGCGTCCGATAGCGAACCGCCTGTGGATCGCGAGGATGGCGGCCTAGACGACGAGGAGCCTCGCGATGCTTTCTGATCCGACCCTGATCGATCTCGAATGCGCCGCCATCGCGGACATCGAGAAGTACTACGACGACAGCGAGCCCATCGAGGCGCCAGCAAACTACAAGGACCCCGAGAAGATCGCGGCCTACATCAAGGATGCGATGGTGCGCCGCAAGCAGGCGTTCATCGACCGCGCCGCGCTCGACCCAGACCTGTGCCGCATCGTGATGCTGGGTGTCTGGCCGCCGCACTACGACCACCCGTCAATCTTGGAATGTGTCGATGAGGCTGGCGAGACGTTCGCGCTGCAAATGTTCTGGGACATGTATCACGCGGGTGAGGTGCTCTGCGGGTTCAACATCCGCAGCTACGATTTGCCCGTGATTCTTCGCCGCAGCCTCTATCTCGGCGTGCCGACGAAACCCATCGACCGCGACCGCTATCGCTCGACGCAGGTCATCGATCTGTTCGAACAGTTGAATGAAGGCCGCAAGCACCAGATGCACTCGCTGGACTGGTACCACAAGCGTCTCGGCTGTCCGCCTGTCGCCGATACCATCACGGGGGCCGACGTGCCGGCCTGTGTGGCTCGCGGGGATTGGGACAAGGTGCGCGCCCACCTGCTGGCCGATCTCGTCAGGGTGCGGGATGTGGCGCGCAGGATGGGGATCCTCACAGCGGAAGGAGCGCGCCATGAAGTTCCGGTATAGGGCGCACGAGACGGTGGTGCACGACGGCCCGTGGACGCACGCGCGCCTGCCGCTGCTGACGTTCGTGACCTGGCATGAGGTCTGGTATCGCGACTTGGCCATCGAGGTCAACGTGCTCGGGCACTGGACGCCGGCGCATGTCGCGCTGGCCACCGAGATCGTGCCGGCAGCGGCCTAAGGATTCGTTTCGCCAGCGCGGACTGACCGGCGCGATACCGAAGAAGGTCAGCGGTCTGCAGCGGTCTGCAGTAAAGGTTCGCACTTCCAGCCCGAAAGTGCACAGCCCAGAGGGGAATTGGGACCATTTTGGCGCCGGGCGAGTTTCTGTCCCCCCCGACCTCAAGAACCAGGTGCACGCGCCACCACGTGCCGGGCGATTTCAAGGATGGCAGGCCGTTCGCTGACTGCTTCCGCTCCAGACCCCCCGCAGGGTTCTTGAGGGAAAGAGAAAAGCCCGGCTTTGCCCGAACGTTTTCAGAACGCGATCGGAGGCTCGATGCCGGACGTGGTGACCGACCAGGAGGCGGCAGCGCTCGCGCAGCGCTTCACGGTGTTCTGGACGCAGTATCCCCGCAAAGTGGGAAAGGTCGCAGCATGGCAGTTATTCCGAAAGATCCATCCCGACCAGGCGCTCTTGGAGCGCATGCTCGCCACGCTCGCCTGGCAAGTGAAGGACCGCAGCTGGCGCGAGGACCCGCGGTTCATCCCGCATCCCCGGACGTGGCTGTACCAAGGCCGCTGGGAGGACGAACCCTTCGAGCCGCAGTCGGCGATGGCGCTCGCGAAGCCCAGGACCCGCGGCGAAGCGATCAGCCAGCAGAACGCCGAGGTGATGGCGCGCGCGATTGCTCGCCGCCAGCTTCGACTGGAGGAATAAGCGAGGACGAGCTCGCGCGCATCCGGATGCTGGGGGCGTTGGCCGAGGTCTTTGGCGAGGCGATGACCGACGGGCGCATGGAGGGGTATCTCGCGGCGCTTGCCGACGTGCCCTTGGCTGCGCTCAAGCAGGGCCTGCAGCACGCGACGCGGGCGCTGACGTGGTTTCCCAAGCCGGCGGAGCTGCGACGCGCCGTGGACGCGGCCCTGGGCGCACAGCGGCTGCTCGAGGCGGCCCGGGGGCAGGTGGTCCGCGATGACGACTGGCGCGTGGCGCATCACTGCCAGATCTGCGAGGACCTCGGCATGGCCTATGTGCGCAAGAGTGATGGGGCGACGGTGCCACGGCGTCTGGTGGTGGGCAGTCATGCCGACTGGGGCGTGCGGCCATGTGTCTGTCGCGGGACGAATCCGGTGATTGCGCAGCGGTGCGGACCGCGCGCGTATGGGGTCGCGCGCTAAATGCGTCGTCGTGCCCGCGTCGATCGCAATCACACCGCCATCGTCGAGGCGCTGCGGAAAGCCGGCGCGCAGGTGCAGAGCCTTGCGGCCATCGGCGACGGCTGTCCGGATCTCCTCGTCGCGAAGCACGGCAAGGTGTGGCTCGTCGAGGTGAAGGACGGCGCGCAGCCCCCGAGCAAGCGGCAGCTGACGGCGGACGAAGTGCGCTGGCATGCGGCGTGGCGCGCGCATCTGCCGGTGGTGGTGGTGGAGAGCGCCGAGCAGGCGCTGGAGGCCATGCGATGAGCGACAGTCTCAACCAACTCGTAGAACAGGCGGCAGGCAGACTTCATATGCGTCTCACGCCACGAGATGTTCTCGTCCCTGAACTGAAGCAGTTCGCGGAATCCGCCACCCAAGCCCTACGCGAGCAGTCGGAAGTGCGGGAGGCGCTCGTAAGGAACCAGGCCGATGAGATCGCTCGCCTCTTGCGTCAACGTGACGGTGAGGCCGCGCTGCGCGACAAGGCCGAGGACGAACGAAACGTTTTATCGGTTGAGGCCCAGTCCCTACGCGAGCAGATCGCGCAGATGACGCAGGAACGGAATGATCTACGGGAGCAATGGGATGCCATCCCGAGAAGCAACCGGACGACCTCAGAGTCCCTGAAGGAGACGAGCTAGATGGAGAAGCGGCGGAATAGTCCCATCACGGCAGCATTCGAGAAGGAAGCCATTGTCCAACAGAGAAATGAAGCGCTGGAACGGCTGCGTGCTGACCGCGCCGACGCGTATCACATTGATGCGCACTCTTTCTTGTGCGGGTTCTTCGCGCGACAGACCTCAACCGGCGTTTGGGTGTTCGATCCTCCATCGGGGAAGACGGAAGAACGAGCATGCGCCGCCCTGGATGCGTTCGAAGACTGGTGGAAGCCTAATCCGGCGCCATCAGATCTCCCGAAGGAGCGGCCCTAAATGGCCGACCAGTAATTGGCGATCTAGAGGTCTGCGGGATGGACGTATCCAGCAGTCGCGATAGTTGGGGCTGCACACTTCATGACCCCCAGCCCATCGCGACCGAGCAGCCGGCATGCACACCTACGAAGTCGGCCCCCTGAGGCGCGCGGTGCGGGGGTGGGCGAAGGCCAAGCGCCTGGCGCAGACAGAAGCGGTGGCGCGGGACGTGGCGGTCAGCATCTGGACGGTGACGCGCCGGGGAACGGTGCGCACGCTCAAGGTGACGGTGTTCCCCGATGGCAGTGTGGCGCGGCCCCCGGTGCTGCATCGGACGCCGCGGGGGTTTGGACTGTGAGGAGGCGAAGATGGGTTGTGACATTCACGCGTACGTCGAGGTGAAACGAAACGGTGGCTGGAACTGCGAGGGCGATGCGTTCGACTGCCGCAACTACGGGCTGTTCGGGTTCCTCGCCAACGTGCGCAACTACAGCAAGGTGCCCGTGCTGGCGGAGCCGCGCGGGTTGCCGGCAGATGTAGGCGACGTGGTGCGACAGAAATCAGAGCATTGGGATGTGGACGGGCATACGCACTCGTGGTTGTCGCTGCGCGAGCTTGCGGACTTCGATTATGACCAACAGTTCGAGGACCGGCGCACCACGCGAGTACTCCCAAGCGGTGTCATCAGCGGCGGCGAAACGGCGGATCCCGGTGGCGGGGCGACGACCACGTATCGCGAGTTCTTGGGCGATTGGTATTTCAAGGAACTGGACCGCCTGCGTACGTTCGGCGAGCCGGATGATGTGCGTGTCGTGTTCTGGTTCGACAACTGATCGTCAACTTCTTGACAGGGGATCGGCGCGGGTGCAGACTACAGCGGTCCGGCTTGAGTGAGCCGTGCCGCGCCCTGCGTTGTGTAGCGGGGTCGCGTCCCGCATCCGCATCTCCACGAGGCAATGCGGGTGGGAGTAGTGAGTACATCTGGCCGTTTGGCGCCGGTAAGCTGCTTTGTAGTGACGGTATGGCCGCCACCATTCGCGTCTCAGGGGCAGCTATCAGATGTGCTCTCTTCTCTCACCTGTAGGCTCCTGCGGGCTACACGGTCCCCGCGCGCGTCGCTTCGGTTCCCCGCGCTGCGGGCCGCACGGACCACACCGATCAGGCTGAGACAGACATCATGAGCGACATCGACGAACGTCTTGCGCGCGTGGAGCGCACCCTGGGCACCCTGATCACATGGTTGAATCGCGACCTCGGTGACCATGGCGTGAGACAGCTCCTCGCGATCCTTGAACCCGCTCGGCCTGTGGCTCGTGACCCTCGGAGGGAACCTACGGAGGGTGGGAATGCCTGAGTCTTCTCCCAACACGGCCAGTTCTCCCGGAGCGCAGGCCACAGACCGCCTGTATACGGCTGATGAGGTACGCGTGCTGATGGCCGATGCGTGGGAGCTGGGGTATGCGACGCCACGATACGGTGTCGAGCGCCCGCGTGGTTTGGATGACGAGCGCGCGGCGGATGTTGACTTCGCGCTGAGGCAAGCCGATGGGCGCTGACGACCAGCCCCGCATCGAACGCGCCAAGCCGGTCGGCCGCCCGCCCCTCACCCTCCCCGACCGCCTCACGATTCGTGCGCTCCATGACCGCAACTTCAGTGACGCCCAAATCGCCCGCGCGCTGAACTACCAGCCCTCGCAAGTCCGCGAGGCCCTGCAGGACGCCCGCGCCGTGCTCGAAGCCAGCGCCGTCGCCCTCGTCACCGACTACCTCACCGCCTCTGACATCGCCGCCCGCAAAGGCGATCACCGCCCCGCCCGCGATATGCTCGACCGCCTCCACGTCACCGAGCCCACCCCCGTCGAACAGACCACCGTGGGCATCGCCGTCCAAATCAGCGGCTTCACCCTGCCCGGCCTCCCCGTGCAGCTCGCAAGCAATAAATCATTGCTCGCAGGCGATGAGCCGTTGCCGCAAGGCGCACCAGCCCCAGCCCTCGATGTGGTCGCAACCAACGCGCGCAGTACGGAGCGCGAATGATTACGACTGCACACATCGTGTTCGAGTTCGCCAAGACCAAGGCGCGCCTCAACGCGGTGTGCAGGAGATGTCTTCGGAGCTATAGCTACCCGACTTGGGACGGACAACTCGTCTACCCAGGTAGTGACCGCGAATGCTTCAGTTGCGCATTACGGACACGAATTATCCGCATGAAGGAGATTCATACATGAGCTGGAAGGAGTACTGCCCGCGTAATCGTCACGACTACACACGCAGCGTCACGCGGTTGGCAGGGCGTGTGAACAACTACGGTTCTCGTATTGGGCCCGGCCGAGAGCGGGAGTGGGCGCGCCAACTGTCCAAGTCCATGATGGACGCCCTTCGAGCCACTGATGCGGCCTACCCCATCACAACGGATGGTGCTACAATCCCGAAGAACCGGGGGCTGGGGGATGGAGTAGCTCCACAGGAGTAGAGGCGAGGCCGAGCAGGCCGAGCACCAGTACCAAGCGCTGGTACTGTACAAGAGATTCCCCCATGCCTACTGTTTATGCAGGCTCTTCAAGGCCCGCCTTAGCGGCCGATCCGTACCTCCCATCAAGTAATCGCAAGCCAGCCTGGGGTGTTAAGACGCGTGCGTACCGCCGCCTGATGGCTGAGCGCTACGCCGTCAGCCCGACACCTTCGCCAGCGAAACCGCAGGCCCCAAGCGAAAGCCAGCCAGAACAGGCCGAATCCCCCCTGCGTCCGATAAGGGCGGTTAGGTCAACTGCTAAGGGTGAGGCTAAGTGCTAGCATACGCTAGGCTTACGGATGGTGGTTAACATAACGTCGCACGCTACGGTAGTGTCGGTGGCGCGACAGCGGAGCGCGCGAAGCCGCAGCGAACCGCCCCAGCCCAGCCCTGGAGGGGTCAGCCCGGCGCGCGACCCGGACCAGGGGCCCCGGCCCTCGAGCACGGGCCCGGAGTGCCTGTAATTTTTTGGTGCTGACGGAGAGAGGTAGGCAGCTCAGCTATGGACTATCAGGAGTTGGTGCGGCGGACACGGGAGCGCTTGGAGGCGTGTCGTGATGATCAGGTGGAGGCGATGGGCTACCTGACCGAATCCTGGCGACACTACCTGGATGGGCTGCTGTCGCAGCAGATTGTGCAGGACGCCACGGCGCGGTTGACGTTCGCGCGGTGCTGGCCTGGGTTCAGGGCGCACGAGGCGGCCATTGCGCGGGCGATGCGGGCGGATGCGGACCTGTCGCTGTGGGACGCGTATCAGCAGGTGGTGCTGGAAGGGCACGTCACGGACGATGGCTGGGCGCTGACGCCAGAGGGATTTGTGAGGAAGGGCCGATGAAGCTGCACACGAGCGGGCATTACAGTGACTATCTGCATCTGTCCTGGTGGGACCTCGTGAAGCTCGCCGCTGGCTGCACGTTGCGCACGGCGGGCATTGTGGTCAAGCGGACGCCACAGCCAACGGTCGCGCCGACGAACGAAGCTCGCTACCGTGGCATCTGATGCCCCTGACGCCTGGGCGGGTGGATCGGCGGGTGACGGTGACGCGGAGTGTGGCGCTGGAGCCGGAGGCGGGGCGGGAGGTGGTGGCGACGCGGACGGGGCTGGTGCTGGTGACGCGGGAGGCCCGGTGGACGTGGTATCGGTGGATGCTGGCGGGGGAGCTGTGGTCGGTGGTGGTGGAGCGCCAGAGGACGGCGGCGCAGGCGCAGCGGGAGGGGGCGCGGCTGTATCGGGCCGCGCGGGAGCGGTGGAGGCAACGATGACCGACGAGGAGCGGCAGGCGATCACGGCACGGGTGGAGGCGGCCACACCAGGGCCGTGGACCGCAGGTGAGGACGTGGAGACGGCGGGCGAGATCTATGCCGGCGACGACCGGGTGCCCGTGCTTCACGGTCCGCCCTTCGAGGGGCCACGCACGGAGGACATGTCATTCATCGCCCACGCGCGCACGGACGTGCCCGCGCTCCTCGCCGAAGTCGAACGGCTGCGGGCGGAACTGCATGCGCACGAAGTCGCGCACGACCGGCGCATCGCTGAGGCTGTGAAACGAGGCCGATGAGCACCGGGTTCCTGGAGGGCGGCGAGGTCCGCATCAACGGCAAGGTCGTCTACCAGCCGTTCGCCAAGCAGGTCGCCTATCACAACTCCAAGGCGCCCTACCCGCTGTACGGCGGCTCCCGCGGCTGCGGGAAATCCAAGGCGCTGCGCTGGGACCACTACCTGCCCTCACTCGCCGTCCCCGGGATGAAATCGCTCATCGTCCGCCGCAAGCTGGTAGACCTGCAGCGCTCGCACCTCCGCTTCGTGCCCGCCGAGGCGCAGCTCCTGGGCGCGACATGGAAACCCTCCGATGTCGGCGCCGGCGTGCTCTACTTCCCCAACGGGAGCCTCATCGAGTTCGGGCACTGCCAGCACGAGACGGACGTGGACCAGTACCTCTCCGCCGAGTACGACCGCCAGAGCTTCGATGAAATCGTCACGTTCACCGAGTTCCAGTACTTGTCCATTTCGAGCTGCTGCCGCACCACCATCCCCGGCCTGACGCCGCGGGTCGGCGGCGCCACCAATCCCGCCGGCGGCGCGGCGCGCTGGGTCAAGCGGCGCTGGATCGACAAGGACGTGACCGAGGACGAGGACCCGGACTACCGACCGGAGGACTACGAGTACATCCCGGCGCTGCCGTCCGACAATCCGTTCCTCGACTGGAAGCAGTACATGAAGATGCTCAATCGCCTGCCGCCGGAACTGCGGCGCGCGTATCGCGATGGCGACTGGGACATCTTCCTCGGCCAGTTCTTCCCTGAATTCCGCCGCCTCGTGCACGTGCAGGAATTCGAGCCCGCGCCCGCGAGCTTCCCGCGCGTCGGCGGCCTGGACTGGGGCTACAACAGCCCCGGCGTGTATCTGTGGGCGTGCTTCCACCCGGACGGGTTCCTCGACATCGAGGACGAATTCGTGTTCAACGGCCCGACGCGGACGCGGCTGATTGCGCGCGAAGTGGCGGAAGAAATCACCCGCCGCACGAAAGCGCGCGGGCTCACCATCCGCCGCACCTACGCTGACCCGTCGATGGACGAACAGCGCGGCCACGAGAGCGCGGAAACCTACTTCGACACGTTCCGCAAGCATGGGGTGCCGTGCGAGCGCGCCGACAACGATCGCGTCAACGGCTGGGCGCGGGTGCGGGCCTGGCTGCGGAATCGCCCCGACGGCCAGCCGTTCCTGCGCGTGCATCCCCGCTGCGCCTACACCATCCGCACCTTCGGCGAAGTGACGATGGACGAGCAGAAGCCGGAAGACATCGACACCGACACCGAAGATCACGCGATGGATGTGGTGCGCTACATCGCCACCTCGCGCCAGGCGCCGCCCGAGGCCCAAGTGGAGATGGCCTACCCGCCTGGGACGGTGGGCCACATGCGCCAGTCGCTGAGTCATGACGTGACGCGGCGCGTCCTGGGCACCGGGAACGTGCGCCTGCGGAAGTTTGCGTATTGAACATACCAACCGGTCAGTATGGAGCGTAGAATGGACACGGCGAAGCAGAAAGAGCCCTCGCGATGATGGACATGGTTCCCCCGGCGGGACCGCCGCCGATGCCGCCTCCGGCGCCGCCCGCGCCCACCACCGCCACGCCGGCGGCCGCCCCCGGCATGACTCTCACCGAGGAGCAGATCGCCCAGTGGCGCCAGCGCGTGGACGCCAGCAAGCGCGTCATCGACGACCGCCGCGACAAGTCCTGGAAGAAGAACACCACGGCCTACATGGGCCGCGTCCTCGACCGGCTCCCGAAGGACCACGTCGTCAACGTGCCGCTGGAGTTTGCCTTCGTCGAAGCGAAGAAGGCGCAGCTCGCGTTCCAGGTCCCCGAGGTGCATCTCGCGCCGAAGCTTCCCGGCCTCGAAGCGGCGGTCAGCGTGTTTCAGCCGGCGCTCAATCACGAACTCGGCGACCACGGCGCCAACGTCAAGCAGTGCGTCGATGAAATCCTCACCGACACGCTCATCTGCGGTATCGGCGCCAGCAAGATCGCGTACCTGCCGCACATCCGGAAACGCCCAAAGCTCGCGCCCGGGCCGCCCGATCCCATGACGGGCCAGCCTGGCCCAATGGCGCCCGCGATCGACCCGATGACCGGCGAGCCGCAGCAGGAGCAGTATCTGGCCGGCGAGGAATACCGCTGGGACCGCTTCCCCGTCGAGGACCTGTTGATTCCGGTGGAGTTCGAACAGAGCGACTGCGACCGCGCGCCGTGGCTCGGCCAGCGCTTCCGCATGAACCTGGAGAACGCCAAGGCGGCGTTCCATCTCCCTGACGATTTCAGCGCGGTCAAGGCGCAGCTCCGCGAGACGCTCTCGAGCGACGAGCAACCCGGGCGCGCCGCCGGCAACACCACGATTCAGGAAATCGAGGGCTACGAGATCTGGCTGCAGGCCGATGTCTTCGACCAGACGGCCCTCCCGGGCCAGTACCGCAAGCTGGTGCTCATCGACGGCCACGACGGCGTCGCCGAATACAAGGACTCGCCGTACCAGTACGTGGGCCAGGACGGGAAGCTCAAGGGCATGATGGGGAATCCCATCCACCCGCTGACGCTGCGCTTCCTGCCGGGGAGTGCCTACCCCGTCGGCGATGTCGAAATCGCGCGGCCCATCAGCGAGGAGCTGAGTAAGGGCCGCACGCAGATGATCCAGTTCCGCGATCGCGTGATGCCCTTCATCGGCATCAATCGTGAGAAGTGCGACCCCGAGACGAAGCAGAAGATCGAGGACCAGACGGTCGGCCGCACCATCGGCTTCGACGGCGACCCCGCCGAAGTCGTCAAAGCGGTGTCCGTCGGCCAGTTCCCGCGCGAGAACTTTACGTTCAACGACATCAGCATGTCGGACTTCAAGATGATCTGGCGCGTCGGCCCCAACGCCGTCGGCCAGGTCGAGCCCGAGGCGCGCACGGCGACCGAGGTGCAGAACGCCCGCGGCGAAGCGGATGTCGTGCTCGATGCCGAGCGCACGGCGGTGCTGCGCTGGTTCACGCGCGGCGCGGCGAAGTTCGCGAGCTTGCTGCAGCAGTTCAAGGACGATCAGGGCTTCGTCGAGATCGTCGGCCAGGACGGCGTCAAAGCGCTGCAGGCGTGGGACCGGCGCCAAATTCAGGGCGAGTATGCCTTCAGCGCGAAGCCCGATAGCGCGCTCCGCATCGATGCCGATGTCGAGCGGCGGCAGGCGCTCGCGCTCTACAACCTGCTGGGTCGCGACCCGAACGTCAATCGCACCGAACTCCTGAAGACGGTTCTGCTGCGCCACAACATGGACCCCGGCAAGATCGTGGTGCCCACGCCGCCGCCGGCGCCGCACCCCGAGCCGCCGAAGGTGTCGCTGTCGTTCAAGGGCGAGGATCTGGGCAACCCGATGGTGCTGGCCATCCTGCAGCAGCTGGGGATCACGCTACCGACGCCGCAGGAACTCGCGGGCATCCCCGGACCGCCGCCGCAACCCGGGGCACCGCCGGGACAGCCACCGGGACCG